AGAAAATACCGTTCGTTTAAGAGACCGTTAACCCATGCTGACCCCCCAGAAGATGCGTTTCGCCCAAGCCCTGATGCGCGGCCTCAAAGGGAAGGCTGCGGCCATCGACGCAGGGTGCCCGGCCAAAACCGCCGCATGTCAGGCTTCGCGCTACATGAAGGACGACGACATTCAGGACTTCATCATGCGGGCAACCATCGAGCATAAGGGCCACACTGGAGCGCAATCCATGGACAACGCACCCCCCTGCATACCGAAACAGGCTGATGACCCGGTTGAGTTCTTCAAGAACGTCATGAACGACATGACGGCTGACCCCAAGCTGCGGTTGGACGCTGCAAAGGAACTTGCCCGTTACACGGTCGCCAAGCCTGGGGAGGCGACCAAGAAGGAATCGAAGCAGGAGGCAGCGGAGAAGATCGCCAAGGGGGGCAAGTTCGGCGCATCCGTATCCCCTCGGCTTGTGAGGGATAACACCCGCTGATGGACTGGACGACCGCATGCCCTGATTGGAGCAAGCGCATCGTTGCGCGGCAGAGCCTTATGCCTGTCGTCCCGCTTTTCCCCGAAGAGGGGAAGGCATCCATGGCGATATTCAATGCCCTGCGAATGGTGGACGTGGCGGGATCTCCTGAGATTGGGGAAGTGAACCGGGCATGGGCTGGCGAGTTTGCAGAGTCTGTTTTCGCCTCATATGACCCTGAATCTGGCCGCCGCCTGATTCAAGAGTATATGTTGTTGATTTCCAAGAAGAACGGGAAGAGTACCCTAGCCGCCGCGATCATGCTGACGGCCCTTTTGCGGAACTGGCGGCAGTCTGGTGAATACACGATCCTTGCCCCCACCGTGGAAATCGCGGGGAACTCCTTCATCCCGGCCCGTGACATGATCCGGGCGGATGAGGAACTAGCCTCCCTCCTGCACGTTCAGGAGCATATCCGCACCATCACCCATCGGATTACCGGGGCGACTCTCAAGGTAGTCGCGGCTGACTCGGAAACCGTAGGCGGCAAGAAATCCATTGGCGTCCTAGTCGATGAGCTATGGCTATTCGGCAAACGGGCCAATGCCGAGGACATGCTACGGGAAGCCTGCGGCGGCCTAGCCTCGCGCCCGGAGGGGTTTGTCATCTACCTCTCAACGCAAAGCAACGAAGCCCCGGCAGGCGTTTTTCGCCAAAAGCTGATGTACGCCCGAGGGGTCCGGGATGGCCGCATTCAGGACAAGAAGTTCCTCCCGGTGCTGTATGAATTCCCCCCGGAAATGGTGGAGAGCGGCCAGCACCGCCAGACGGACAACTTCTACATCACAAACCCGAACCTGGGCCTTTCGGTGGACGAAGAGTTCATCAACCGTGAATTCACGAAGGCCGAGGAAGCGGGCGAAGAGTCGATGCGGGGATTCCTCGCCAAGCACCTCAACGTTGAAGTCGGGCTAGCCCTACTCTCAAACCGCTGGGCCGGTGCCGACTTCTGGGAAGCCCAAGCCCAGACCGTGACACTGGATAGCCTTATCGCTGACTCCGAAGTCATCGCCGCAGGCATCGACGGCGGCGGCCTGGACGACCTTTTGGGCTTATCCCTGATCGGGCGACACCATAAAACCAAAAAGTGGCTATCATGGTCCCGAGCTTGGGCTCATGAGTCGGTCCTCGAAAGGCGCAAATCCGAGGCTCCGAAGCTCCGGGACATGCAGGCGGCCGGTGAGATTACCATCGTCAAGACCTTGGGTGAGGACATGCTAGAGGTTGCGGGCATCGTGGGCAGGATCGAGAAGGCCGGGCTGCTAGACAAGGCAGGTCTGGACCCTGCTGGAATCGGCGGCATTTTGGATGCCCTGATCGATGCCGGCGTTCCTGAGGGCAAGATTGTGGGCATTTCTCAGGGCTGGAAGCTTGGCGGCGCCATCAAGACCGTAGAGCGCAAGCTGGCTGATGGCTCCCTGATCCATGCGGCCCAGATGCTCATGAATTGGTGCGTAGGCAACGCCAAGGTAGAGCCGCGCGCAAATGGTATTCTAATCACCAAGCAGGCCAGCGGAACCGGCAAAATCGACCCGCTGATCGCCCTTTTCAATGCTGCATCCCTGATGGCCCTGAACCCTAAGGCCGCCAAGGGTAAGTTCCAGATGCTGGTTTTCGGTTAAAATAACGAAGCCGATCAATGCTCTAACACTGATCGGCTTCCAACCTAACGACTGAAAGGAGTCGAAATGGCTGAGGCAATTGTACCGGAGGTTTCGGGTAGTGGCATTTACCAAATCCGAAACTTGTTGAATGGCAAGACTTATATAGGAAGTGCTAAGTCCTTTCGTGTTAGATGGGCAAAGCATTTAGGCGACCTTAGGAGAGGCGTCCACCATAGCGCATACTTGCAGAGGTCATGGATAAAGTATGGCGCGGAGGCGTTTATTTTTGAGGTAATCCAAGTTTGTGAGGCGGCTGAACTTGTAGCCAACGAACAGAGATGGATGGACGAGAAGAAGCCCGAGTATAACGTTTCCCCAATGGCAGGAAATTGCTTAGGGGTAAAGCATTCTCAGGCGACCAAGGACAAGCATTCTGCCCGAATGAAGGGCGTGAAAGCCTCCCCAGAGACGATAGCAAAGCGTATTGGTCAGAAGAGAACCCCAGAACAAAGGCTGAGGTTTTCTCAGGCTCAAAAAAGTAGAGTAATCTCGCCCGAGATGAAGGCGAAGATGGCGGAAGCGGCAAGGATATACCATCTGGGGAGAAAGCAATCTCCAGAAGAGATTGAGAATCGGCGCAGGAGTATGATGGGCCATGTTGTAACTGAAGAGACACGGGCTAAGTTGTCAGTTGCAAACAAGGGACGGAAGCCTTCCGCCTTGGCTATCGAAAGGTCGGTAGCGGCGAATAAAGGCAAGAAAAGGTCGGAAGAGTTTAGAGAGAAGTTAAGAGGGCGAAAGCACTCTGAGGAATGGAAGGCTCAAATGTCTGCGAGGATGAAGGGGCGTTTTATTTCAGAAGAAACTCGGAAGAAAATTTCCGATGGCAACAAAGGAAAGAAATTGTCTCAGGAAAGTATCCGCAAAAGGCAGGAAACTAGAAAGGCAAATTCTTTGCGGAAGAGCGCATGCTAGGAGAGTCAAGTGGAAGATACCCGTAAGGCGTGGTCAGTTCTGGAACGGCGTGAATTCACCGCCGATGACGATTTCGTCTACATCGAAGGCATTGCTACCACTCCGACCCCTGATCGCGTAGACGATATTGTGGAGCCGATGGGCGCGGAGTTCAAAACCCCCATGCCGCTGCTGCTCTATCACGTCAGCAATATGCCGGTTGGAAACATGGTGTTCGCAAAGCCCACGAAAACCGGCATCCCCTTCAAAGCGACGATTCCCAAGGTCAAAGAACCCGGAATCATCCAAGATCGAACGAACGAGGCTATCCATTCGCTCCAGTATCATCTGATAAACGCCGTGTCTATCGGCTTCAGAGGGATCAAAGGCGGCGTGGAAATCCTCAAAAACGGCGGGCTTCACTTCAAAAAGTGGCAATGGTTTGAATTGAGTTTGGTTTCGGTGCCGGCCCAATCCGAAGCCGTCATCACCGCTGTCAAATCCATGGACGCTGCCGCCTCTGCTGGCTCAGGCGCGTCCTCTGCCGCCGCACCAGCGGGGCAAAAACGCGGCCCTGTGCAACTCAAGCCGCGCCGCGTTGCAAACCAAATCACCGTTACCAAAAGGAAGCAGTCATGAAAAAGACCGTTAGCGAGCAGATCGCTGACCTCGAAAACACCCGCGCCGCGAAGCAGGGCCGTTTCGAGGAAATCATGTCCAAGTCGATGGACGATGGCCGTACCACCGACGAGGCCGAGGCTGAAGAGGCCGACACCATCACCGACGAAATCAAGGCCATCGATCAGGACATCGTGCGCCTGAAGGCCCTGGAATCGATCCAGAAGGGCCGCGCCACTCCCGCAGGCGGCGGCAACTCCGACGACGCCAGCGCCAGCCGTGGCGGCTTCGCCACCGTCAAGACCGCTGAGAAGCTGGAGCCGGGTATCGCCTTCGCCCGCTACGCCATGTGCCTCACCAAGGCCAAGGGCAACCACCAGATGGCCTTCCAGCTTGCGGAAAAGCACTTCCCGAACACCGAGAGCATCGTCAAGACGCTCAAGGCACAGGCCGAAGGTTGCAACCTGCAAGAACTGATGCAACTCAAGGCGACCGTTGCCGCTGGCGACAGCCTCAACGCGACCTGGGCCGCTCCGCTGGTCTACGCCAACACCTTCGGCGGCGACTTCATCAGCTACCTGCGCCCGCGCACCCTGATCGGTCAGGCTCAGTTCCGCCCCGTCCCATTCAATGTCCGCATCGGCGGTCAGACCAGCGGCGGCACCGCCAACTGGGTCGGACAGGGCAAGGCCAAGCCGGTGACGAAGTTCGACTACAACGCCACCACTGTTCCGTTCACCAAGGTCGCCGCTATCGCGGTCATCACTCAGGAACTGGCCCGCTTCTCCGATCCTTCGGCGGCTGCGCTGGTCCGTGACTCTCTCGCGGATGCCGTGATCGCCAAGATCGACGGCGACCTGTTCGACCCGGACGTGGCCGCTGTCGCCAACGTAAACCCGGCTGGCCTGCTGAACGGCGTATCCCCGGTTGCCGTGGGGGCCATCGACTACGCCGACCCGGCTTCGGTCCGCTGCGCCATCGCCCTGCTGTGGGCTGCGTGGGATTCGACCAACATCGGCGCGCGCCCGGCGTACTATACGACCCCGGCAGTCGCTCGCCAGTTGGCCCTGTCTCGTGAAGCGCTCGGCACCGCTGCATTCCCGGGCGTGACCATGACGGGCGGCACGCTGGACGGCGTACCGCTGCGCGTCTCGCAGTACCTCGCCAATAACGGCGGCTCCGGTGGCGCTCCGTTCATCCTCGTGGATGAGTCGGAAATCTACCTCGCTGACGATGGCTCGGTGACGCTGGACGCCTCGGACGTGGCGAGCATCGAAATGTCCGATACCCCGGCTGGTTCGTCCATCGCTACGGTTGCCGCGTCGAGCGTCAACTTGGTTAGCATGTGGCAAACCAACTCCGTGGCCTTTCGCGCAGAAAGATTCATCTGGTGGGGTCCCCGTCGCAGCGGCGCCATCCAGTGGATTGATGGTATGCCGACCACCTGCTGAGGTTAGAGGCCGGGGGAGAAATCCCCCGGCTTTCTTTGGGAGGCATCATGGCTTGTAAAGGCTGTATCGGTCGGCAAAGGGCATTGGTTAAGCTGCTGTGCAGGAAGCCTGACAGCAAGCTTTGCCAGAGGGCCAAGGCCCGACTCGAAAAGATGGAAGGCGCAAAATGAAAGTTACCCCAATCGGCAAGCCCTTCGGCAAGTACAAGCCCGGCGACGAGTTTGAACTCAAGGATGTTCTGGCAAAGGTCTATATCGGCAAGCACAAGCTCCAGCAGGTCTACAAGACCCGCGCGCTGGTTGCGGAGGACTTGCAGACGAAGCAGCAGGATGTGCCAGAGGAAACCGCTGAAGTCACCGAAGCGGCAGAATCCACGGAGGCCGCTGGCCCCGAACTGGACTCCGCTGGCACCGCATGGGATGCGGAGACGCACACCAGCACGAAGCTGAAGAACTCTGACGGCACTTGGCGTAAGAAGCCGGGCCGAGCGAGCGCCTAAATGAAACTCTTTGGGTGGGAGATCAATGTTCGAAAGGCCATGCTCTCGCCTGTCGGGAATCGCGGCTGGTATCCGATCATCCGAGAGCCGTATAGCGGTGCGTGGCAGCAGAACCAAGAATGGACTGTTGATACCGTCCTCGCGCATCACGCCGTCTACGCCTGCATTACCCTGATCGCCAACGACTTCGGCAAGCTTCGAAACAAGCTAGTTGCCGTTGACTCTGACGGCATCTGGTCGGAGACGACGAACCCGGCCTATTCGCCAGTCCTGCGCAAGCCTAACCGCTACCAAAACCATATCCAGTTCAAACAGTGGTGGATGACCTCGAAACTGACTCGGGGCAACGCCTATGCGCTTAAGGTTCGGGATAACCGTGGCGTGGTGATCGGCCTATACCTGCTGGACGCCTGCCGCGTGCAGGTCATGGTTTCCGAATCTGGCGATGTGTATTACCAACTCCAGTCCGACAATCTGAGCGGCATAGACAATCAGGGCCTTACTGTACCGGCCTCGGAAATCATCCATGACCGGATGAACTGCCTTTTCCACCCGCTGGTAGGCGTGTCGCCCCTATTCGCGGCCGGATGCGTGGCGAATCTCGGCCTGACCATTGAGCAGAACTCATCGGAGTTTTTCTCCAACAGCTCGCAGCCCGGAGGCATCCTTACCGCGCCCGGTGCGATTTCCGAAGAAACTGCAGCGCGCCTCAAGGCGTATTGGGAAACCAACTTCACTGGCTCGAATGCCGGTAAGGTCGCCGTGGTCGGAGACGACCTCAAGTATTCACCGATGCGGATCAATGCCACTGACTCGCAGCTTATCGAGCAATTGAAGTGGACGGCAGAGGTTATCTGTTCGACCTTCCATATCCCGCCCTACAAGATCGGCGTAGGCACCATGCCGAGCTTCAACAACATCGAAGCCTTGCAGCAGGATTACTACAATACGTGCCTGCAATCGCTGATCGAGGAATACGAGGTTTGCATGGATGAGGGCTTGAACCTCGGGGAATCTCTTGGGGTTGAGCTTGACCTAGACGGACTCCTGCGAATGGACAGCAAGACTCAGATCGACGTTCTGAATGCTTCCATTTCTGGCTCGCTTCGGACCATCAACGAAGCCCGCAAGAAGATCAACCTTGGCCAAGTGGATGGTGGCGATTCCATCTGGATGCAACAGCAGGATACCTCGCTTGCCGCACTCGCCGAGCGTGACCGCAATGGCCTGACCTTCGCGCCCGCTCCTGTGGCTGAAGAGCCGATAGAGGAAGAGCCGGAAGAGGAAGAGCCGGAAGAGGAAGAGATAGACGAAGAGAAGGCGCTTGCCTTCCTGTTCACCAAGGCCCCGGAGTCCTACGCGCATGGCTGATCTACAGAAACTGATGGCCGGTGTTCAGGACTACATCGGGAAGGCTTTGGCCCCGATTGTTGATCGAATCAAAGCGCTTGAGGCCAAGCCTGATCCCGTTATCTGGGACGGCGCTGCGATTGAGCGCGCCCTTGATGAGCGAATCCAGAGATTCCCGAAGCCGCAGGACGGCAAGAGCGTGTCGATTGACGAAGTTCGCCCGCTCATCCTTGACGCTGTGAAAGCCATATTGGATGAGTGGCCCAAGCCCCAGAACGGCAAGGACGGTCCAACCGAAGAGGCTGTATCCAAGATGCTGGCGGAAGCCCTCGCCAAGATTCCTACTCCTAAGGATGGCATCTCTCCAACTGCTGAGGCCGTGGCTGATCTACTAATCGCGCGCCTTGCGGACCGCTTCGAGGCCAAGAGTTCCGATTGGGCGCTGGACTTTGAGCGCCGCGCTCAAGCCCTCTTCCAGAAGGCAGTCGATGCCATCCCCATCCCTAAGGATGGCAAGGACGGTATCAACGGCGTGGGCTGGGACGACATGACTGTAGAGCATGACGGCAAGCGCACCGTTACGCTTAAGTTCGTCAAGGGCGAAGCCTCGCACGAGGCTCAAATCGTTATCCCCTGTGTGATTGATGCTGGCTTCTACAAGGAAGGCATGGCAGTCGAGCAGGGCGACGGCGTTACCCATGGCGGCTCCTACTGGATCGCCCAGAAGGACACCACGACAAAGCCAGAGATCGGCAACCCCGATTGGAGGCTCGCGGTTCGCCGTGGCCGCGATGCCAAGTCGAGCGCGAGGCTCTAACCATGGTCATGTTAGTGACATTGGCGGCTGCTAAAGACCACCTCCGAATCGACAATTCGGACGATGACAACGACCTGACGCTCAAGATTCATGCCGCCTCGGGGGCGGTCCTCAACTACATTCGCAACGGCGCGGACGAGTTCACCGATTCGTCAGGTGAGCCGATTCTTGATTCCAATGGCGTGCCGGTCGGCATTCCGTTTGAGATTCAGGCTGCGACACTGCTGCTACTCGGGTATCTCTTCAAGGATCGAGACGGCGACCCTGACAAGGCTTTCACCCACAACTACCTGCCAATGGGAGTTATATCTTTGCTCACTTTTTGGCGCGATCCAACCCTAAGATGATCCGCGCCGGACTTCTTCGCCATCGGGTGACGCTGCAATCCCCGAGCTACGTCCAGAACACCACCACAGGTGAGCAAGCGCTTACGTGGACGGGACAGGGGACTGTATGGGCTGAGGTAGCCCCGCTATCTGCGCGCGAGTTTATCGCGGCGCAGGCGGTTCAGTCCCAAGTCGATACTCGGCTGACGATCCGTTACCGCTCCGATGTGTTGCCTACGTGGCGGGCGCTCCATGCCAGCAAGGTCTATCAAATCCTGGGCATCCTGGCGGACAAGGATAGCAACCTTGAATATCTGACCTTCGCTTGCGCAAGCGGGCCTAACGATTCCGGCGAATGATTGCCTTCGTGCTCTGCACCGGCCCGTCACTGACTCAGGCAGATGTGGACTACTGCCGAGGTAAGGGGTACGTCGTCGCAGTCTCGGATGCCATCTACATGGCCCCATGGGCTGATGCCCTAGTGTCGTATGACAAGGGCTGGTGGAGGGCACACAACCCGGATTACGCAGGCCCGAAGTTCCATTGCCACTACGAGAAGATCGAAGGCGCGGAGATTGTGGAGCCCAGACCCGGGAACAGTGGATGCCTTGGGCTAGCTGTTGCGGCGAAGATCAAGCCTGACAAGATCATCCTGCTAGGCGCCGATTTGCATGGAACCCATTTCTTCGGAAAGCACACGAAGGGCACGCTACGGAACACCAGCCGCGTCCAATTCGAAACGATGAAAAAGCAGTTCGCCAAGATGGCCAAGTTGCCTATTATCAATTGCTCCCCGGTTTCGACGCTCGAATGTTTCAGGAAGGGGAACCTCCGCGATGAGGTATAGCATAATCCTGAGGCACTTCCATTCGCCCAAGGCCCGGCTGTTCAAGGATGGCCTGGAGGCTTTGGGATATAAAGCCAGCGAGCCCCGAAACGCCGACGTGCTGGTCATCTGGAACCGATATGGCGGGGACGTTTACCACGCTCAAGAGGCTGAAGCCCGAGGGGCAAAGGTCCTGATTGCGGAAAATGCGACTTGGGGTAATGAGTTCGCCGGTAAGCGGTGGTATTCACTCTGGCCAACGCTCCACAACCGCGCCTCATCCATCCGCCCCGGTGGCCCAGATCGGTGGGATTCTCTCGGTGTGACTTTAGAGCCATGGCGCAATGGCCCTGAAGTCATCGGCCTGCCGCAGCGTGGCATTGGCCCTAGAGCCATCGCCATGCCTAGCGGCTGGACGCCCCCGGGCTGCACCCGTATCCGAAAGCATCCCGGCAAAGGCCCCTGCAAGCCGCTAGAGGAAGACTTGGCTCAGGCAGGTAGGGTTGTGACCTGGGGCAGCGGGGCGGCTGTCAAGGCGCTGGCTTGGGGCATCCCTGTCGATTCCCATATGCCAGACTGGTGCGCGGAGCAAGACAACACTGATTCCGGCCGGCTGGCTATGTTCCAGCGGCTGGCCTGGGCTCAGTTCACCCATGCCGAAATAGCCAGCGGGGAGGCATTCCGGTGCGTGCTTTAGCCTACTACCACGGCCCGATGCGGATTCGCAGGATGGCGGAAGCCTTCCTAGAGGGCTGCAAGCGCCATGCGATCCCCTGCGAACTCAGGACCGTTGAGGGCGCACGGCAGGAGATGGCGGACATCGTTTGGCTCTATGGCCTAGGACCGGCAAAGCCGGTTTTCGACCTGTATCCGAATGCCCGTAGGCTGGTCGGGGATAAAGGATACTTCTCGGAATACGTGAAGGGCTATATCCGGGTATCGGTGGACGCACAGCAGCCCGACAAGCATCTGACCCTGCGACCGCACAGCCCCAAGCGATGGCATCGGCTTGGCATCGATCAGGCGCCGGTCATCAATCGAGGTGATTACGTCCTACTCTGCGGCATGGGGCCAAAGCAGGCGACGCGGCAGGGGCTCGCCTATGGTCAGTGGGAACGGGAAACCTTCGAGCGCATCCGCGCCCTGACGGAGCGCCCTATTCTTGTCCGCGAGAAGCCCAAGAACGAACCTATCCATGGGCTGCCTAGGTCTGGGCATGGCTCAACGTGGGGGGCTATACGGGACGCCTGGGCCGTGGTCTGCCTGACCGGGAATATCGGGGCCGACTGCATTGTGGAAGGCATCCCTGTCTTTGCGGAAGCCGGCCCCGGTAGGGTGTATTATCCCCATGACCTAACGGATCTTGAAACTGTGGCTCCGCTCAGTCCCGAGGCCAGAATTTCCGCGCTCGCTGACATTTGCCACTGGCAATGGACGCTATCCGAGATGGCATCAGGGGACTTCATGGCGCATTTGAAAGAGGAAGGGCTAGTTTGAACCTCATCACCTTTTATGCGGATTGCAACCTGCCGGATAAGCCGAAGCAGAACCAGCGCGGGTTCGACTGGCGTAATGCCATTGAGTTGCTGAGGCGCAGTGCTGCGAAGCATGGGTATACGGTGCAAGTCGTCACCGACGAGTCCACCATCATGGAATCCCCATGGCTGAGGGTAGGCGATGCCAAAGAGGGCCTGATGATGTGGCTACTCAAGGCGCAGGCCGCCGCCGTTGCCGCTTCCGAAAAGCCTGCCATCATGGTCAGCCCCGATACCTTGATTGCCGACCGAATTGATTTCATGAACGGCCCGGACCTGACAATTCTGACCCGGCTGAAGCCGAAGCCCATTGTGAACAGCGTGATCGGCTTTACCCCATCCGCCCACCTCAATGCCCTATGGTCCCGGTTTGTAGAGACGGCGCAAGGGCTATCGCAGGATTCGCTGGCTTGGGGAGCCGACATAGACGCCTTGGTCCAAGTCATGGGGGTAGTGCCTAACGAGGATTCCACCCGCATTGTCCATGGCGTGAACGTCCGCATGCTGCCGCTTGCCGGCCGGTTCGAGAGCGCCAAACTAGGCCGCCAATCGATCCGCATGCGCGCACCTATCTGGGACTTCAAGGGCGCCCGCAAGGCTCAGATGGCCGAATACGCGAGGCTACTGGGATGCTGATTACGCCCCGCTACCTGCGCCAGCAGAAGGAACTTCACCGGAATGCCCGCTACGGCGCGGCGTCCAAGAAGTTCGCGCCGCTGGTGGCCGAGCTAATCATCGAGCATGACCCGCGCAGCATCTTGGATTATGGGGCTGGCAAAGGGGCTTTGAAGCAAGCCCTAGGCCCATTGGTTAAGGCGCGCAAGTTTGCCCAATATGACCCAGCGGTCTGGCGCTATTCGGTCCTGCCGCATGGCACATTCGACATGGTTTGCTGTATCGATGTGCTGGAGCATATCGAGCCGAAGTGCCTGGATGATGTTTTGAAAAGCCTGCTAGCCAAGACCCGCCTACTGCTGGCCGTCACGATCCATACCGGCCCGGCTGGGAAGAGCCTTCCTGATGGCCGGAATGCCCACCTGATCCAGTGGCCAGCCGAGAAGTGGCAGGGCAAGCTGGGCCAATACTTCGCCTCTGTCCAGTTGCGCCAGCAGACCGAGACAACGCTATTCGGGGTATGCTTGCCATGAGGGTCTACCTTGGCTATGACGCCCGCGAGGATGCCGCGTACAGGGCCGCTGCGGCGTCTCTGGCCAGAGTTTCGCCGACGGCCCTAGTTACCCCACTGGATGCGGAGCGGCTGGCCTCCTGCGGCCTCCTGCGGCGAATTGAGGATAGGCGAGGTGGGGTATATGACCTTGCCAGCAATGCCCCTGCCTCAACCGACTTCCACGCCAGCCGGTTCCTAGTCCCGCATCTGGCACAGGCCGGATGGGCTTTGTTCACCGACTGTGACGTGATCTTCATGCGGCCCGTCGAAGAACTGTTCGCCCTTGCTGATCCCAAGTTCGCCGTGATGGTGGTCAAGCATGACCAGAAGGGCGGCGGGGTCAAGATGGACGGGCAGCCGCAGACCAGTTACCCCCGTAAGAACTGGTCCAGTGTGGTCCTGTGGAACTGCGACCATCCCGCTAACCGGCGCCTTAGCCTTCAGGATGTGAACCAAAGGCCGGGCCGCGACCTTCATGCCTTCTATTGGCTGGCCGATTCGGAGATTGGCGAACTGCCGCCCAGGTTCAACTGGCTGGTAGATGTGGCTCCGAGGCCGGATAATGTAGCCATTGCCCACATGACCCTAGGCGGTCCGTGGCTAGACGGCTGGCAAGGTGGGTCATTCGATGAGGAATGGAGGCTATATGGTAGATAAAGTCACATTCCAGATTCAGGGGCTGGACTCCCTTCTGGGGAAGTTGGAGAACCTGAAATACGAAACCAAGAAGAAGGGCGGGCGGTCTGCGCTCCGCAAGGCGGCCCAACTGGTTCGGGACGCGGCCAAGGCCAATGCCCAGCAGATTGACGACCCCCAAACCCGGGCGGACATTGCGGCTAACATCGTGGAACGCTGGAACTCCAAACTGAACAAGCGGACCGGGGACTTGGGGTTCCGGGTCGGCGTGATGGGCGGGGCGGGCGGTAACAAGACCAGCGAGCAGTTAAGCGGGCTGCCGGGCGGCGACACCCGGCATTTTCGCCACCTGGAATTTGGCACCGAGAAAACCCCGGCGCAGCCCTTTTTCCGCCGCGCCCTTTCGGAGAACGTCCAAGCCGCTACGGACGTGTTCGTTAAAGAATACGAAAAGGCCATTGATCGAGCCATCAAGCGGGCATCCAAGAAAGGGCAGGTGATCTAATGTTTCCTCCGGTCTTCTCCCTGCTGTTCGCATCCGCCCCGGTCAAAGCCTTGCTAGGCGCTACCCCGCTGCGGGTCTATCCCCATGGGGAGGCCCCAGATACGGTTGCCAAGCCGTATGCGGTGTTCCAGACGCCTATCGGCATCCCTGAGAATTACCTCGGCAGCCGGTCAGACATGGACGCCTACACGGCCCAGATCGACGTATACGGCGACACCCTCAGCAGCGTCAGGAATGCAGCTTCAGCGATTCGCGTAGCCTTGGAGGGGGACGCCTATGTCACCTCACTCAGGGAAGGCCCCCGCGACCCAATAACCAAGAATTTCCGTTACAGTCTGGACGTGGACTTCCACACGTCACGTTGATTCACCCACCGTAAAGAGGTACACGCCATGACCGCAGTAAAAACCCAAGGGACTGACCTGTTTGCCGTTGACCCGGCTGACAACAGCCTGATTGAAGTCGAATGCGTCACTAGCATCGACGGCATCGACTCCACTCTGGACCAGATCGAGACGACCTGTCTTTCCGATTCGGCCCGCACCTATGTCTCCGGCCTCGCCACCCCCGGCGCCGCGACTTTCGGTATCAACGTGGACCCGCAGGCCGACAGCCATGTGCGGCTGCACCAGTTGAAGGTCGCCGGCACTTCCCTGAAGTGGGCGGTGGGCTGGAGCGATGGCACGGCCAATCCGACGATCAACTCCGCTGGTGAGTTCGTGGCGCCGAATACCCGTTCGTGGATTCTGTTCGAGGGCTTCATCTCCTCCTATCCGTTCACCTTCGCTCAAAATTCGGTGGTTGCTTCGACCATCGGCATTCAGATTTCCGGTGATCCGGTACTGGTTCCGAAGGCATGAAACTTTCCGAACTGAAGGGCAAGGGCGGCTTCGTTTCCTCAGAACTCGTCAAGGTTCCGGTGAAATGGGAGCATGGCGGCGAAACCCTGGAGTTCGATGTGCATGTGCGCCAACTTCCGTTTGGGGACGTGGAGCGCATCTATATCGATCCCATGGACAAGGAGCGAAGCAAGACCGCAGCCATGATTGCCGCGTGCATCGTATTGGGCGAAGGCGACGAGCCGATGACCTACAAGGATGCATACCAGCTTCATCCTGGGCTCGCTACGGAACTGATGGTCGCCATCTCCAAGGTGCAAACCCCAAAAGCCTGACCCCACCTGACGAGTTCTGGCATGAGCTGGTACTCGCCGGGGTGGGAGGCAGGACCATCGCGGAGGCGAAGCTTCGAATGAGCTATCAAGAGGCAATGCAGTGGCAGAACTACCGCGACCTGCGCGGCGGGTTCAACCTCGGACTGCGCCTTGAGAGTGGCTTTGGCTTGCTGGCCTACATGGTTCATCGCGCTCTAGGCGGCAAGCAGGAAATGGACCGCTTCACCCCGCATCTTCGCAAAGAGAGCAGCGGCATCATGGACGTTTTCAAGAAGCTAGGGGGTAGATGATGAATTGCGGCATCTATGAAATCAGCCATCCTGCTACCGGCCGGAGCTATGTCGGCTCTGCCGTGAACATTAAGAAACGGTGGAAGGAACATAGGCGCACGCTGGAGACTGGTAAGCATCATAGTAAGTTCATGATGCGCACAGCGGCTAAATACGGGATTGATTCACTAGAGTTCAAGGTGCTGCTGTTCTGTTCCCGGGACAATTTGTTGATGTATGAGCAGAGGGCTATTGATGTTATCAAGCCTGAGTTCAACTCCGCGCCTATTGCTGGCTCCCAGTTGGGATTCCGCATGTCGGATGAGTCAAAGGCGAAGCTTTCTGAGGCTGCAAAAAGGACTAGGAATTTCACTGGGCATCGGCATAGCGAAGAATCTAAAGCGCTAATTAGCGCGAGCCGAAAGGGCAAAGGCGGGGGGCCACGGTCTCCTGAACGCCTTGCAAAAATAGGCGCGGCCCATAAGGGAAGACCCAAGTCAGCAGAACAGAAGGCTAAAATTTCAGAAACGTTATCCGGGCGAAGCACCGGGAGGGGCCTTTTGTCTGTGGAACAAGTGTTAGAAATTCGCAGACTATGGAATGATGGCCTAAGGAAGTCTGAGATAGCCAAAGCACTCGCTGTAAAGCCATCATGGGTAAATACCGTTGTTGATGGTCATGGGTATTCTTGGGTGAAATGAAATGGCAAGCAGGAGCCTTGGAGTTTTGTCGCTCGATTTGGTCGCCCGTATAGGCGGCTTCGAGCAAGGGCTAGATAAAGCGGCCCGCGCTTCCGAAAAGCGGATGAAGGAAATCAAGGAGTCGGCCCAAAAGGCTGGCGCTGCCATTGGCGCGGCCCTTGTTGTTGGCGCTGGCACTCTGGCCGCCATCGTCAATAGCAACCTCAAGACCATCGCCTCCTATCAGGACTTGGCCGACCAAGTAGGCGATACGGCGAGCCAGATCAGTTCGCTTAAGCCTGCGGCAGACTTGTCCGAGACGGCGATGGAGTCGGTTGCTGCGGCCTCTGTGAAGTTGACGGCGGGCCTATCCAAGACCAGCGAGGAATCCAAGGGCGTAGGCAAGGCGCTTGCGGCTATCGGCATCGAACTGGAAGCCTTCCGTAACCTTGCGCCTGTCGCTCAGTTGGATGCGGTCGCCAAGGCCCTCAACAACTTTGAGGACGGCGCTTCTAAGACTGCCGTAGCCGTGACCCTGTTGGGCAAGTCCGGTGCGGAACTGATCCCATTCCTGAAAGACCTTGGCGAGCAGACCGAGCGTAACGTCACGCTGACTGATGAGCAGATCGCGGCTGCTGATGAGTACAACAAGACTATCCAGCGCATGAAGGGGGAAGTTTCAAGCGTTACTCAGCAATTCTCTGCGCGCCTCGCTCCGACAATGGAATTGATCGCCAAGCGGTTCGGCGAATCCGTAAAGCAGTCTGGGGCATTGGATTCGGCATTTAGAACTCTTGAGATTACGCTCAAGGGGTTGATTAGCGCAGGCGCAGTTGTTGGCGCAACGTTCAATTTTGCACAGAAATCTCTAGGAGCTACGGCTGCTGCTGCGGTATCTGCCGCTAGCGGAGATTGGGCAGAGGCCAGCAGCATTCTAAAGATGGCAGGGCAGGACATTCGTGCTGACTTTGCCGATACAGGCCGCTTCATCTCGGAAATGTTCGCAGGCGCCGACAAGGCACTGAGAGAGTCTGCGGCCAGCACCGAAACCGCTACCCGCGCAACGATCAACTACAGCGCGGCAACCGAGAAGTCCACCAAAGCCCTCAAGGAGCAGAAGGACGCACTACGTGAGTTCAACCGAGAGTTGGACCGCTACAACGATGAATTGATGAAGGCCGAAGAATTTGCCCAAGAGCCGGCCCGCAAGCGTCAGGAAATCCGTGGCCAGTTCATGAGCCCGCTTGAGCAGTTCAACAAGCGTAAGGCCGAGCTTGATGATCCGTCTCTTGAACTCGCTAAATTGGACCCGACGACCTACAGCCGCGCCATGGAGGCGGCAGCGAACGATTACGCGGCATCCCTTGAGCGCATGGGGGGGAGTTTCGACAAATTCAAAACGAAGGTGGGGACTGGGTGGGAAAACCTTGTAGACTTTGGCACCGATGCTGCGCGCTCACTTGAATCGGCCTTCGCGGACTTCCTGTTCAACCCATTTGAGCAGGGCCTTAAGGGTATGCTCAAGAGCTTCGGTGAAACGATGCAGCGCATTGCCGCTCAGAGGGCATCGGAAGCTTTGGTTAATGGCCTCATCAACCTCGGCATGTCTGCCTTTAGCAGTTTCGCTGGACCGAGCCTACCGAGCTTTGGCGCACCGATTGGAGGCCCGGCAGGAAGTGGGCCTAGTCGAGACTCAGGCGGGCGCGGTGTTCCGGGGCAGGCTTACGCTATCGGCAAAGGGGCACAGCCTGAGTTGTTCATCCCCGATACTGCCGGAACCTTCGTTCCTAAGGACATGTGGCAGGGCAACGGCATGACCGTCGTCCAGAACTTCACCATCCAAGCTCCGACCGGATCGGTAAGCCGCAGCACTCAGCAGAACGTTGCGGCGCAGGCACAGCGCGGGCTTAACATGGCGTCCAAGAGGAACAACTGATGGCATTCCTCGAAACCCCAGATTTTCCCGCCTGCCCTTCCTTCGGGTTCGTATCGCAGCCGGACTACAACACGCAGATCGTGCGGCTACAGTCGGGGCGTGAGGTTCGCAATCGTCTATGGTCGCGCCCGCTGAACCGCTATACCGTTACTGTCGGTCCGCGCATGGAGGCCGAGATTTATGACCTCACTGAGTTCTGGCACGCAGTGGGCGGCCAGGAATGCGGCTTCCGATTCAAGGACTGGGCTGACTACAAGTCTTGCGCGATCAATGCCACGCCTGCGGCTACGGACCAGCCGCTAGTCCTGATTACAGGGCTTACGTACCAATTGACCAAGCGGTATATTCGTGGGGCGCGCACTCAGGACCGCGACATTTTCAAGCCGATTTCTCCGGTGATGATCGCATCTGGCGGCACGCCGCTAACCGTTACCACGGACTACACTGTGGACTATGCAACCGGGATAGTAACGCTGACGGGTTCGCAGCCTGGGCCGCTGACCTGGGGCGGTACGTTTGACGTTCCCGTCCGCTTTGAGTCCGAATTCCCGGTGGAGATCATCGACAAGGAAGTGCAGAGCGTGTCCTTCACACTCATGGAACTCCGCAATCCGTGAAGTCCCTCACGCTCCAAGACCTCGCGGCAGTTCAGCAGAACGTCACGACGTGGGCGGTTTGCTGGATGGTCACAGACAAACTCGGGAACGTCCTGCGCCAGACCTCGCACGACCGAGACATTGTGGTCAGCCGCACGGTCAACGGCGTGGTTCTTTCAGGAACCTATTCGGCAGCCCTGAACATTCAAGCGACGACGGTCAAGCAAACCTCCGATCAGGCCGTGGACAATCTGGACCTCGATGCGATCCTGACCGAGAACGGCATCACGGCTGCGGCGATCCGCGCGGGCATCTTCGACAATGTTGCCTTCACCGTGTTTCTCGTGAACTGGTCCGACCCGACCAATAGCGGCATCGTCATCAAGCATGGCCTAGTCGGCAACATTCGGACTTTTGCCCGCGATCTCGCTACCGGAGAAGGCCGAGGGCTCAAGCAATATCTGCAACAGACCATCATCCAGGCTTACGGCACGACCTGCCGGGCCAAGCTCGGGGATGACCAATGCACGGTTGACCTTGTGCCGCTAACCTTTTCGGGGACGGTGAATTCCGTTGCTACACGTCGTGTTTTTACTGCCACGCTGCCGATGGGGACGAGCAACGACCCCGAGCCAGGATATTTCAGGGGAGGGATTCTCCGGTTCCTGACTGGGGATAATGCGGGCTTCGAGCAAGAGGTAAAGCTAGACCATCTGGATAGCAACCTCTTTTGGACCTTCACCCTTTTCGAGCCCTTCCCTTACACTGTGTCCCCCTCGGATACCTTCGAGGTAGAGCCCGGCTGCAACCATCACCATGCCAAGATTGAGGGGGTATGGCAGGGCGACTGCAAGGACAAGTTCGATAACCTGCCGAACATGCGCGCCGAACCGATGATCCCCGGCAACTCCGAAATCCTGAGGCCCCCGGCATGATTGTCGAGACTGCCCGCACTTGGCTAGGGACGCCGTTTCACCATCAAGGCCGCGTCAAGGGCGCGGGCGTGGACTGCATCGGCCTCGTCATCGGGGTCGCTCGGGAACTTGGCATCTGGGCGCCCGACTTCGACTATCGGGACTATGGCCGTCAGCCTAACAACGGCGTGCTACTCCGCGAGATCAGCAAGCATTGCGAGCCGTGTACGATGGAGGAAGGCTGTATCCTTCTCATGCGCTGGTTCAAGGAACCTCAACACGTGGCGATCTACACCGGAGGCACCATCATCCATTCGGCGGAAACCTTCGGTAAGGTGGTCGAGCATGGCTATGACCGCAAGTGGGCCAAGCGGACCGTCCATGCTTTCCGGTATGTGAACCATGGCTAACGTAGGACAAGCGGCGCTTATGGTGGTTGGCGCCGTCGCGGGCGCATATCTTGGCAATCCGTTTATCGGGTTCGCCATTGGTAGCATGATTGGTCAGGCGCTGTTCCCGGCCGACTTGCCGGGCGTCCAAGGCCCGCGAATCACGGATGACAAGATAACAACGTCTACCGTAGGCGCTCCAATCCCGCTGATCTTCGGAACCACGGTCACGGCAGGGAACATCATCTGGACCGGCCCGCTGGTCGAGATTGCCACGACCGAGGAAGTAGGCGGCAAGGGCGGACCGACTCAAGAAGTCACGAACTATACCTATACCCGCAGCTATGCCATTGGCCTCTGCGAGGGCGAGGTTTCGCAAATCATTCGCGCGTGGCGGAATGAGAAGCTTGTCTATGACGCCCGCCCGCAGCAGGACGGCGAAACGGATGCCGCCTATGACGAGCGCGTAGCAGCCTCGCAGGGCTTCGCAGAAGGGTTCACGTTCTATACCGGATCGGAGGCCCAAGTAGCCGACCCTACCATGGAGGCGGTTGAGGGCGTCGGCAATGTCCCGGCCTACCGTGGCCTTGCTTATATCGTGTTCACGGACGAGGAAGTCACCGACACGAACGGGCGTCCGGCGAACTGGCGCTTTGAAGTCTCTGCGGTCACGAATGATGAAAGTGTCACCATCACTGATTTGCAGCCTGCGGCTTTCTATCCGTGGTCTACCAGCCCAGATGATCCTCGGGCCTGTGAAAACGACCATGAGTATCTTTATGTCCCGGTATATGGCAGCCCGGCCGGAACCTGGGGCACGCTTGAGGATGCGCTATCGGAAGCATCCATTGACCATGACAGAACGATCATTGAGCAATTGATCGGCTGGGACACGGACATATTCGCTACAAGCCAATGGGATATTTCGCCCTACAATGCGATTACCATCGGTGAGCATATCGCGCCATTCCTGCACTACAGTTCCGAGCCGATTGATGTTGTGGACTTGTTCCTTGGCGTGCTGGACTCGGCAGATTTTTCTGCCGGCCTAAGCACTGCGCTAGCCTCTGAAGGCATAGAGATAGGCGACTATTTCTGGTGGTCCGGGCACATTACGGCCGACCTGAATCAGTCGGGTATCCATGTCATCCTGACGGACGGCGAAGAACCGACTTATCCGGGCTTCTGGGTCAAGCCCTACAATGGATTCGGGGATTTCGATGGCTGCGACATTTGGCGCTTGGAAGATGTGCGAATCAGCGTCCGCCGAAAGGTCCGCCAGCCGGACAATCCGTGTGAACTTCGCTGTGAAGATGCTTACCCGGCCCTCCCGGACAACCCGGACTATTGCGTCATTGGCTCAACCTTGGAAAGGGACTTGGGCTATTCCGTCGCCGTGGGCAGTTACAAGGCGCTCGCCAATTACGGAACATCTGGGGTTAACGTCAACTCCTATCCCCTAGGTCCGGTCATCGTCAGCGGTAGCGCAGACGATACCCAAGCCTTCTGGGACGCGGCCTATGCGGCCGCAGTCAGTGACGGCGCAGTCATCCCTGGCGGGCTGACCTTCGGCGCTGGATACCCTGTCGTGCCGACGACGACCTATACGCGCGCCTACGACAAGGAAGCGTTTGATCCTGTGCCGCCGACTGTCGGGAGTATCGTTCAGGCGCTCTGCGAGCGGACCGGCCTTGCGGCTGACCGGATCGACGTTTCGGACCTGACCGAGGAAGTCCCCGGCTTTCGAATCGCCGTCATCACCACTGCCCGGCAAGCCATCCAGCCGTTGCAGGCTTACACGTTCTTTGACGTGGTGGAGTCCGAGTGCCTGATCCGATTCCCGGCGCGTGGCGGGGCTATCGTGGCCTCTCTGGGCGAGGATGACCTTGGGGCCTATAACCCTGGTGGCGATGAAAAGCCGGTCCTTATCACCATGGAGCGCCAGCAGGACGTAGAGATGCCCCGGCTTCTCCGGGTCCACTACGAGGCAGAGGCCAAGAACTACGAACCCGGTATGCAGCAGGTTGAGCGCCTGACCACGGATGCCGAGAACAAGGAAGACGTAGAGCTTGCCATCGCCATGACCGATGACAAGGCCGCGACCATTGCCGATGTGCTGATGCAGGATCGGTGGTGGGGGCGCGAGTCCTACAAGGGGTCCATGTCGCCCCGCTGGCTCGCTCTTGAGCCTGGGGACTGCATCGAAATCCCGGTAGAGGGCCAGACCGAGCGAGCGCGCATCGTGGCGGTGGATATGCCGATGCCGTCCGGCCCGCTAACGGTCGAGATGGTCCGCGATGATGACGGCTCCTATGTCAGCCATGTCGTGGGAGCTGCGTCTCTGCCTTCCACTGATTCGGTTGCTTTGGAAGGCCCTACGGAAATGGTCCTGATAGATGGCCCTGCCTTGGATTCTTCAGCCAATGACGCTGGCATCTATGTCGCGGTCCGTGGCGTTTTCTCCGGCTGGAGAGGCGCGGCGCTCTACCGATCCTTGGACGGCGGGGCCAATTACGAGCGCGAGCTTGTCATCAACTCGGCGGCAACCATGGGACTGACCACGGATGCCCTCGCGGATGGCCCTACGCTGGTCTGGGACGACGCTTCAACCCTGACCGTGGACATGGATACCGGCGAGCTGGAAACGCGCACTGACGACGCCGTATTGAGCGGCGCTAACGCGGCCTTCGTCGGAGCGGCGGACCGTTGGGAAGTCCTGCAATATGTCAACGCTACTTTCGTCGGGACTTTCAGCGGCAAGCGGCGCTATACCCTGTCACGGTTCCTGCGTGGCCGGCGTGGGACCGAGTGGGCTACGGGCCTGCATGAAGTCGGGGACCGATTCGTGTTCATCGGCGCTGGCCTTGCTCGCCTGCCGCTGGAACTGTCGGCTGTTAATCAGGAACGACTGGTCAAGGCCGTGACCTTGGGGACGCAGGTTCAAGCGACCAGCGCGGTAGAGTTCACCCCCGAGGGCGTGGCGCTCAAACCGTATTCAGTGGTGAATGTTTCTGTTGACAACACAAACGGTAATGTCCGGTCGGGCCTGAGTTTCTCCGGCTTTACAGCACAAGTGGTGTTCATGCAGGGGTTCCGTCAGAAGTGGTTTTCTTACATCACGGAATCAGGCAATCCATACAATGAATTTTATGATTCCGAGGACGGCAAGGACTGGAACCTTCGCAACCGGAAAACCTCTGGATACCCGCCAGACACCACCTATGAGAAGTGGACCTATGCCAATGGCTTTCATGTTTTCATCGGCAAAAGTACCAGCACGACCGAGGATGACGAAACGGCCCCATGGGACGTGGATTTCTGGACCGAGGGATTTGCGTCAACCTTCATTTATGAGACCGGCATTACGGCGCGGCCAGTAGGCGTTTTCACGCTGGACGATACGATCCATCTTTTGGATGCCGAGGGGAATTTTTATACCACCACGGACGGGACTTCATGGACGCAGATTCCGTACGTCTCAGGTCTGACGGGGATGAGTTCCCGAGGCTATGTCATTGATGCTCAGTCTCGCGTTCACATCAAGAAGTTCGGCGCCTACTACTACATGATGGTAGGCGTGCAGCGCGCAGGCGATGGCGAGGCTACCGGCACAAACAAACTGGTCAGGTCAACAGACCTCGCTACGTGGTCCGATGTGACGCTGCCTGTCGGCGGAACCTTGAAACTCTACGGCTTCGATGCTTCCTCAGAGGCCCTTTTTATCAATGGGTGCAACAACGTCATCTTCTTTACCTGCCGCAGCACGGACGGCAGCACGTTTAGCCTAGTTGATTCGGGGCCGGCAACAGAGGCAGCGCTTGATACTTGTTCTGTAGCCTGCGCGGGGACCACCATATACACGTCGTTCAAATTGAACACGGTTAACGAGTCGCATATTTCTACGGATTCGGGGGTGACCTGGGAATACCTTGGAACCTCTACATCGACCTATTCAAACGGTGCGATGGCTGTATTGGAAAGTGGCTCACAATGGCGGGAAGATTCTGCTAGTGGCGTTGCTGCCTATATCGACAGTGATGGCGACGGCAGCGTCGGCTTGACGTGGCAACGGCGCTCCCGCTACAACCAAGAGCTTCCTTCTGGGACTGATGTGCCGTTGAACGAGGAAACCGAGAAGTATGAGGTTGTGTACGGCGAAGAATCGTCCTATGTCACGACTCCGGCCTTCTCGCTCACGGCTCAGATGCAGGCGAGCGCAGGAATAAATCTGCAAACCACCGATGCGGAAATTGAAATCTACCAAATCTCTGCCTCTGTCGGGCGGGGCTATGTCACTGAGGTGACGATATGACGACTGACTTTCTTGAACTGACTGAACTGGTCCAGAATCAGGCCCAGCCGCATATCCCGCTTAACACTGCGACGGAAGTCGAGGACGCGGCTATTGCGGGGCAGGTTAATATTGCCCTTGTTACGGATGCGGACTATTCCATCCTGACCTCCGGCATTCCAGCTCAATGGCAGTATGCGACGATTCGCATAACTGACGTTGGGACGGTACTGACGACGGGCCGAAATATCATCTGGCCGAATAAGCCACGCCGTGGATCGTTCTACTTCATGAACGGTACGGCAGAGTCTTTGACGGTCAAGCGGTCTGGGCAAACTGGTGTCACGGTTTCGGCTGGAGCTTCCGCGCTCCTGCGGGATAACGGGACCGACGTTGAGGCCGTCGCGTCTGCCGGCGTTTCGGGCTACACGATCAGCAACGATGCAACCGATGCCAGCCATTCGCCTACAGCCCTGATTACCGAGTACGCGGCCAAGACCTATGCCGAGTCTCTAGTCGTCAATCTTTGGGATGATCGTGGTACGTTTGACGCCAGCGGCAACGTGTTCCCGTCTACGGGCGGCTCGGGCACGGCTGGCGCGATTCTGAAAGGCGATATTTGGCTCATCAGCGTGGCCGGAACCCTTGGCGGATCGGCGGTCCAGATTGGCGATACCGTCCGCGCCCTTGTGGATACTCCGGGGCAGACCGCAGGCAACTGGAGCATCCTGAATGGCAATCTGCCTTTTTCTTTTACCACTGTAGGCACCAGCTTTGCCACGCTGACAAACCCTAGCGCCGTGACGTTCCCGCGCATCAATGCGGACAATACTGTCACTGCTAGAAGCGCAGCGGATTTCGCTGATGACATTGGATTCGGGACGACTGACACGCCGACCTTGGGTGGCCTGACGCTATCCCCTGCTGCCGATACCTCGGCCTTGACGATTTCCGGCTACAGCGTTACGGGCTCGGGTACTACGATTGCCTCGTCTATCGCGGGCACTTGGAATACCTCCGGCGCTCCGACCGCCATTGACGTGAACATCACGAATACTGCATCAGCTACGACTTCGCGCTTGCTGAATCTGCGTGTTGATAGCAGCCCTGTGTTCGGCGTCCAGCGCACCGGCATGACGGCGCTTGTGAGTTCGTCCACTTCTACCACGGCGGGTGGCGTAGGCAGCACGGCGCGCATCGACATTCGCAATAGCAGCAACACCGCCAACAACTTCTCCACGATCAGTTACACCGGAAACTCCGGCAACATCGCGGCGACGATGGCGGCGCAGTTCACTGACCATACCAACAGCGTTGCGGACTTCAACTACACCGTCCGTGTGAATGGCACGCTGACGCAGGCAATGGTCCTGAAAGGCGCAGCCTCGGGCGGCACTAATGGCGGCTGGCTGGGCCTCGGCACGACTTCGCCGGATCGGCAGTTCCATGTTGAGGTAAGCGATGCGGTCACGAACGCCGTAACCTACAGCAGCCGGCACAGCCATATCACCAGCGGCACGGCTGCGTCGGGCTTTGGTACAGGCGTTGAATATGAGCTTGAGAACGCCAGCGGTACAAATCGAGTAGCTGCTAGCCAAGAGTTCACATGGTCCGACGCAACCAATGCCAGCGAGGACTGCACCTACAAACTGCGTCTCATGGTGGGCGGCACCCTGACGGATACGGTTACGGTCACGTCAGTCGGAGCCATGACGGTAGTCGGGCAGATCACCCAGAACAGCGGTATTAATGTCGGCTATCTGGAGATTCCGCAGAATGCTCAGACCGGCAACTATACGGCTGTCCTGGCCGACTCCGGCAAGCACATCTTCCATGCTTCGGGTGATGGCGCAGGCGACACCTATACGATCCCGGCGAATGCCAGCGTTGCCTATCCGCTTGGAACTACCCTGACCTTCGTCAATCGGGACACCAACACAGTCGCTATCGCCATTACTTCGGACACCATGTACCTCGGCGGCACTACCACGACCGGCACGCGCACGCTGGCAGAGAACGGGGTGGCGACCGCGATCAAGGTTACGAGTACGGTCTGGATCATCTCGGGATCGGGGCTTACTTAAATGGGCGCTTCTCAAGCTATCTGCTTTGCGACGTTCAAGGGCGCTGCGGCTGCCTCGTATCCCGTGGTCGAAACGACCGCCAACAGCACGCAGAACTCAGACGTAACCAGCCACCCCATCACCTTGCCGTCAGGGGTGCAGGTAGGCGATGGGCTAGTGGTGTTCTTCGGGTTCGATGGCGTAGTAACCGCCTCGATTTCCAGCGGAACAGGCTGGGCCATCTACGATCAAGACCCTGGCACTAGCGGCGGTGGCGCGCTGGTCTGGAAGGTCGCTGACGGCACTGATGCCCTGACCATGGACACATCAGCCGCAGAGCAAAGCGCCGCTGTCGCCTATCGCATCAGCAATTTTAGCTCCCTGACCGCGACCATGGCAGAGAACGCCGGAACAAACGACACGCCGCCAGTTCATAATCCGGGCGTCAGCGACGATTACTTGTGGCTGGTAGCACTGATGGGGCAGGGCGGCGGTTCGGTCCCCACGGCAGCTCCGACGAACTACACGAACTTCATCTCAGCGGCCAGCACAGGAGGAGGCACTGGCAGCGGCGTTGGCACGGCTCGGAGAAACCTGACGGCATCGTCAGAGACTCCGGGGGCCTTCACCGCGCCAGACACAGGGGCTACCCGCGTTGCCTTCACTGTCGCGGTGGCCCCGCCCTAGCCCTCCTTCCTCGTCCCCTGCTGCTGCTGCTGCTGCGCGAGGGCTGCGGTCAGGGCGGCGCGGATATGCTCGCAGGCTTCGCGGTACCCGTCGGCGTACTCGGGAGAAACCAGAGTTGATACGCAGCGCTCGAACCTGTTTAGAGTTTCGTCCACTATCACCCCCGGCTCCTTGGCGGCAGCGGGGTGGGCGACGTATCGGGCCGGCAATCCTTTGCCCTCCAGCATTAGCCGCATCTCGTCGGCAGCCTCTACGATGTGGCTGTAGTTCCAATCCCGCGCATCGTCGGTGTAGCCCATGAACCGCGACCACCAGCGTTGCAACGTCTCGGCCTTGACAGCGATTGTCTCGCTCTCCCCTCCCTTCTCCGGCGCGGCCTCGATGAAGGCGAGAAGGGTTTCTACCGCTTGTGCCGCTGGGCGGCGCGAAAGGAACGTGTCTGCCGTGCGGATCGGGTTGATGAGGCGCAGCGCCTCAAGGGCCTGCTCTCGCGTCACGTTGCTCATTTCGGTTCCTCGGGCTTCTGTCGCGCTAGGCGGCGACGTTCCTTCATCCATGCCTTGGCGGCGCACGGCGCGCACCACTCGGTCAGGCAATCCCCGGTGTGCTTGCACTCGGTGTCGCCCTTGCGCTGGCAGGGCTCGCGTTTGATGTAGTTGGCGATGGAGTAGCAGAGCCAGTACGGCGCAGACTCGGCCAGTTCCTTCTTGAGCCTAGCGATTTCATCACCCTGTGCGAATACGGCCGCCATCGCCATGCGGTTTTTCTTCTCTATCTCGGAGTGGTCGCAGATCACTAGCATGACGGCCCCCACTGGTGTTCGCAGATGCGCAGGTCCAGAAGCTCGCCACCTTCTGCCATCTGCTCGGCATCGCTTCGCCGGGCGAAGCGGCAAGCCTTCAGGTGGTCGGGCGTCCAGTCAAAGCCCAGGCTGTTGTGACACAGGTAGTGGATCGGCCCCAGGTCATGCCGCTCAACAAGCCATGCCGTCTCCACCGCCTCGCCATGCGATACCCCAGCGGCGGGTGGGGTGGTCAGCGTCTGCGCGAACTCGGTGTCATCCATGTAGCAGCGGCGCAGGTAGCGTTCAGAGACACCCCCGGGCGCGGCTTGCTCGATGGCGTTCAGGCTGTCGCAGTCCTCGGTTGCGGGGTAGCCATCGCGCTCCCGCCAGTGCATTCCGGTCTTGCGATCATGCAGCACGCCGTGATCCACGAAGAAACGTCCCTCCAGAGCCTCCGCCGCCCCGGACGGTACATGTGCTGCCAGCCGCTGACGGACATTGCCTGCGAACCACTTGCAGATTTCGTGGCTGTTGTAGGGCACGACGCTGACGCAAGGAAGCTCATCATCAACGGCCTTGTCGAAGGCGCTCAGGGCGGGCGATTCTTGGGCGAGAGCCACGAGCTTCTTTAATTCCTGCCAATCCCTGCATCCCTCCAGCGGTCCTGCTTCGCAGGAAAAGCAGTATCCCTCGATCTTCTTCAGTAAGGCTTCCATTCAATATCTCCGATTGAAACTACAGGGCCGTTGGTGCTGTCGCCGTTCCAGAACCCCATGCGGATCATGTTGGGGCCGCTCACATAGGTGCAGTAGCCAAAGCGCCACTCAAGCGCGCCGATGGCTTTCCACCAGCACATAGAACCAGATGGCGGTCTACGCATAGCGCAGCTCCACGGTGTCTGCGGTATCGGCGTTGGTCATGGCTGGTCCTTGAGCATGGCGGAGATACGGCGCACAACCATCTGCTGTGCCTTACGCATCACCGCATCGTTGTGGGCTTGCTCGGCTTCTTTCTCGCTGAATCCGTAGTCCTCACCGAACAGGCTAGTGAAGTCTTCTGATTCAATGATCCCGGCCGCGCAGGCGATGGCCTTTTGATTCGCTTCTCGCTGCTTCAGTTTCACCTTCACTTCTCCTGCTGCTTAGGGTTTAGGGCGCGGAACTCGTGCGCCTCAAGCCAAAATCCGCCCTCTCTGCCTTCGTGTGCGACAATGACTAGGCCGTGTCGAATCTCTTTCACGATCAACTCATCGCCCTCGTAGCAGTAGTAGCCGGGAGGGTGATGGTCCTGGCCGTCGTCATAGACGCTGGTCAGCGCAATCACCTTGTCGCCCACCTTCAGCACCTCTGCCTTACCCATGGCTCTCACCTCCGTTCACGTTGCGGGCCAAAACACTTCTCCGGTCCGTTCGTCCCGCTCGCCGGGACAGTGGCACTTCTTGCACGTCACCGACGTGTAGCGCTCGTTGTTCCACTGCGACTCGACTTCCTTCCATTCGTGCTGGCAGTCGCTCCAGCGCGGGGCGCTCGAAAGTGCCTTATCCACGGTCCCCACCCCCATTGCGTGATGCGAGGGCGGCAGGGCCTATGATGGCGTCCAGAATTTCATCAGCCTGCCAGTAGCGCGCGTCTTCGGGCAGCCCCGCTCTGCGAAGCATTCCAAGGGCCATTTGTTCTTGGGCTTCGCTGAACCTGCGGCCATCGTCCTCGCTGATGCGCTCGGTAATGCAGGCCGTCTCCGCGCCTTGGAGTATGTAGTTGGCGTTGACGGCAAGCGCGACACGAAAGGCTTGTCTCTTGTTCATTTCTTGGCTACTCCTGCGAGGGCGGCATCGATTGCGGCAGTGTCCTCTGTGCTGGCAGGAACCTGGGCCGCTTCCCAGCGCGCGATCTGCTCGCCGGTCATCTCGGCTGGGCAGAATTCCAGCATCAGCCGGTCAATCTCGGCCTGCGCATCCTCCGTGGCCACCTTGTCCTGCTCTGCGCGGGCGACGTAGCCGGTCCACATGTTGTAGACGTGGGGCACGTCGTAGCCATCACCCCAGCCGGTGCGCGCGAATGACATATCGGGCCAGCGCGAACGGGCCATAGCCTCAAACTCAGCCCGCACCTTGGCCTCCCACTGCTGGTCGTTCATTGCGGCTCCTTCAACTTTTCGATGACCTCGATGCACTGTAGCTTCCCGTGCTTGTAGCCACGGCGCCACGTATCGGCAATCGAGTGATCGTGCTTGATCGCGGACTGCACCTTCTCGCATTCAGCAATCGCATCCTTCAGCGCCTCCGCTCGGGCCTCGGCGTAGAACTGCGCGAGTTCGTCGGGGTTGAAGCACAGATCACCAATCCAGCAGTGACCTTCCATAGGTAGCGGCTTGACGCCGACCTTTGACGCCAGCGCCAGGGCCTTTTCCTTGCTCATCGGGGGCTCCCCTTGTTCCACGGATAGGTTTCGCACACCGACGTAAAGACCAGACTGACGTACGACGTATCGTAGCCGCGTGTTTTGCACTCAATGTCCGCCCAAGTGCTATAGGCGAACAGGCCTAACACATAGCCGCAGGCCGACAGCATCACGACGTAAAACATTTTCTCGCTCACGCGCCACCTCCCAGCATCTTGGAGCGGCAGGCAAGGTCAGCGCGCACATACTCCACCTCGCACGCCAGCACGCTGTCTTGGCACCACGTAATCTCCTCCCCGACGTGATGCGGGAACGACTCGTTGTAATGGTCCTCGTCCTCGCTGATCTGGAGCCAGATGCGCTCCGGCGCAGTCAGCACGGCCTTGCGCACCTCCGTCCCTCTGGTAGTGGCGGCAAGGGCTTCGAGGCGGTCGGACCAAGCGTACAGCACATCGCCAAACGCAGGCTCTCTCCGCTCCCGCATCTCCGCAGCCATCTTCAAAAGTTCAGCCTTCATCTTTGCTCTCCTTCATTGCGGCGTCGATTGCAGCGTCGAGTTCCGCCCCGCTGTAAATCCAGATGAAGTCACCTCGCCTCTTCGTGCCGCACGAGGAAATCGGGGTAAGGTCATCGGCATCCCGCAGCCACTCATACCTCGCCGCCTTCCCCTCCAGGCGCTTCAGCTCGGCGGATTGGGCGTCGAGGGCGGACTGGAGCCGGCGCAGGTGCAGGCATACAACCCCGCCCTCCAGTTGGTAGCCCTTGATTAGCCGCTCCGTCTCCTTCCGAAGAGCGT